AAGCGGCCGTTTCCTTCGCCGCCCCATCCGCCTTTTCCGTTGCCGACGTTTCGGGCGCGGCGGCCTTTCTCTCAACCGCCGCCACATTTTCGGACGCCTTCGCTTTCGCGCCTTCTTCCATCTCGCCAAATTGCGCGGACATCAGCCACAACGCGCCACCAATCAGCAGCGGCATGGTCGGCAGGAGATACCACTGCCAGCCCTTTTTCTTTTTCACCTTGATATGCCGCGTCGCGCTTTCGTACAGATCGAACACTTTCGGATCCGGCTTGTAGAACTCCCCCACACCCATCTGCAGCACGCCGCGCCCGAAACTGGTCTGGCAGCCGAGAAACTCATACAGTTTCTCGCCTATCTGATTGTGCTTCAAATGCCAGTGTTTGAACACGAGCTGCCGCACGAACGGATCGATCATGTGCGGGAACTGCGTCAGCAGAATCAGCGTGTAGCCGTTGTGGCGCAAGGTATTCAGCCCTTCGACATGAACCGGCAATTTGGCGGACATGGCGCGTGCCGGGTACACCTCGCTTGCTTCGTCGACTATCAAGACCGAGCCTTCCGGGAAATTGTCATGGATGCCGGCCGCCTTGACCTGTTCCGCGCTCACGTCGGCGACGCCGAACTTTTCGCGGCCTGCTTTTTTCCATGGGATATTACACGTGTAAATCTGCCTCGGGCTGCCGTCGTCAAACGTGAACAGCCCTTCTTTGTTCTCCAACATCATTTTGCACAGCAGCGCGGTTTTTCCCGCGCCGGGCGTGCCGGTTATCAAATAGATCATTTCGCCGCCCCTTTCGCCACGCCCGCCGCCAGCGAGAAGGCGCAGGCACTCAACAATATGTTCAGCGCGACGCCGACACCCGCCATCATCAACACCTGAAACGCGCCGTCAACCCCGCCGCCAATGTCCTCCGCGATGCCGCGCACCACTTTGTCTATCAGGGCGTTGGCGCCCACATAGGCCGCGCCGAATGCGCCCGCGCCCAGCAGATACTTTCCGACGCGTTCCGCCGCCCAGCCCATGATTGAAGACAGAATTCCTGCCAGCCACTTTTTCATTTCAAGCCTCCTTCGTTCCCTTGACGATAATCAGAATTGCGCCGAACCACGCAAAGGCGATGACGACGCCGCGCATGATTTTTGAAACCTTGCAAATCCAGCCGTAGGAGAGCTCCATCTTGCCGAACACGCCCAAATCCACCGTCAGCGGGGCAGGGCAGGTACCGTTCGACGTGAAGTACCCCTTGACAGAAAACGTCCCGAAATCGAAGGTCTTCCGTTCCGGAATGTCGCCGTTGTTCAGGTTCAGACCTATGTCCGCGTCGTCGCCCGAGCCTTCGCCGTTTCCGCCCGTTTGGTTCTTTCCTTCGCCGTTTCCGCCAGCTTCGCCGTTGCCGTCGCTTTTGCCGCTGCCGTCGCTTTTACCCTTGCCGGAATTGCCCGCCGCAGAGCCGTTGCCGCTGCCCAGCGAACTGCCGAGCGATTCAAGCGTCTTGTTCAGTTTTGACAACACGTCATTCATCTGCCGCATCGTTTCAGCAAACGGCCTTTGCTGTTCGTCTGCTTTTTTCTCGTCTTCGGCCTTTTTCTCGTCTTGCCGCTTTTTGTCCTGTTCGTCCTGTTTCTTGTCGGATTCCGGCTTGTCCGTCTTCGGCTTGTCGCCTTCGCTCGGCTGTTTTTCCTTGTCGGCATCCTTGCCCATACACACCGCCGCCCCGCTTTTGCTTATTCCGATTTTTTCCGTTCCGTAGGGACAGGAAGCCTCGGCATTGCTGCATTGCTGGATGTTTTTCAAATTCAATATCGGGCCGTGTTCGATTCCGCCTTGCGAATTTCTGCCGGTAATACAGGCGTATCCCTCTCCCGTCGACACAAGGCCGTTCGGACAAAGTGCGTCTGAATTCTTCGCTGCTTCACATTTTTTCAGCTCCTCTTCCCATTTTCGGCAATCGAGCTGGCGAGGACGACCAACGTTCGCACCGATTGTCAGCACCTTGCCGCGGTTCTTCGCTTCGGCGCACGGACTGTGCTTGATGGACATGCCGCTGCCGTCCACATCTTCAATGCCTGCGCCCCATGCAGATAAAAAACAGGCGGCCATCACCGCCGCCAGTACAAAATTCTGTATGTTCATTTTAGACTCTCAAACAGCATATAGGCGATTAACAACGCGTTCATTCCGTAGAAAAAGTAGTCCAGACTCATATTTCCGCCGCCGCCTTTCCGCTTCTCAGACACAACAACAGCACCACGACGCCGAAGAGCGCGGCCAGATAGGCCGAGAACCAGACCGACGGATGCACGCACTGCGGAAACATGGCCTGAATCTCCGCGCCGCTCATGGCTTCGAGCTGCGTCATTGCGGCCTGCCGCTGCTCGATGCCGTCTATCCGGCTCAGAAAATCCGCCTTCGCCGCCGCGACGTTGGCAAAGCATTGTCCGTTTTGCAAATAAGACATATCCAAAACGGCGGGAGTTTCCCCCCGCCGCCCGTTTTTAGCCGCCCGATGCTTTACGACCGTAGCGCAGCGCAACCAGAATACCAATGACGCCAAAAATTGCCGTTCCGACTGCAACAACGATCGCTTTTGACGAGTTGATACCGGCGACAAGAGCGGACGGATCGAGGTCATCAGCCGCCATCACAGGAGCGGCCATCAGGGCGGTTGCGGCGACTGCCGCGCCGTATCGAAGTTTCTGTTTCCAGGTCTTCATTTCAGTTTTCCTTTTATGCGGGACACTAGGGAGAATCAGGCCGCCGCGCCCGCAACGTGCAGCCTGAAAGGGATTATTTGACCGGGGCAGAACCGGCTTTCAGCGGCACGACGTTGACAACCTGCTGGCTCATGGTTCGCCCGTTGCTCACCGTCTGCAGTTCGATTTCCGCATCGAATGGCAGGGGGATGCCATCGAATTTCGCGTAATTGTCCGACTTACCGTACTTCATGGCTTCAATCGTTACCCCGCGCATGTTGCCGCTGGATTCGTCAAACGGCACGCCGATATAAATCGTTGTACTGTCGTAGTCTTTGCCCGTATCGCGCATGACACCCTTTGAACGTTTCAGCCCGTACACCTTGAATAACAACTTTTGGTTCATAATCACTTCCTTACTTTCTTTGCTTGGTTGAAAATACCCGGCCTTTTCCGGATTGCTCAATACGGCAAATCGCCGTCTTCTACGTGCTCACCTGTTTCCATCTCAGAAACGGCTTCCACTTCGTGAAGCTGCGGTTTTCTTTCCGCCGCTTCGTTATCCAGCGTATCCGGCTCATGCCGATACTTATCGTTGCCGCTTGCGTACTCTACCGAGTAGGCGGAAGGCTCAAGCCTTTGCGGAAGAGAACCCTCTTTATTGCGAAGCATCTCAACAATTTCTTTCTCACTCTTGCCAAGTTGCAGCAGGGCATTGATCAGCCTTCCGACCTGATTTTTTCCATGACAAACCGCCGTTTCAATCGTTAATTCCAGCTTTTTGCCCGTGGCTTCGATTCGTCTTTGCACGCCGACCAACTTTTCACAAATCGGGAACGCACCCCCGAAATATTCGCCCGGCCAAAGCAGCATTTCGAGTTCGAGCAGCAAGTCTTTCGAGCCTCTGAACTGAATTTCAAAGCGCGTCCAGTTTGCTGTCTTGTCGCCCAGTTGTTTGGCTTTATCATAAATCCGCGCCCGTTTGGACGCTTTTTTTCCGCCAATATACAAAGTCTTGCCGTTTTCCGTGCCGCAATCCCAGTCCGAGCCGTAGCGTTCGCATGTCGGATTCTGACGAATGGCGAACTGCCGTTTGCACCAAGCGCGGTAGGCTTTGTCCGGTGTGATTTCGTTCTCGAAAAAATCGGCCGCAATGTCTATGCGGGTAATCTTCGGCCTGACCGCGCCTTTCAGAAACGAGTACAGTCGGCCTTCCCATCTGTCTTTTGCCGCCTGGCAGCCGTGGCCGTTCAATTCCCACAGCATTGTCCCGTTCTGTCCGCCGTAGTGGACACTTCCGTATTGCACCCCGTCCGCTTCCAAAATCCAAAACCCTTCATAACGCCTGTTCCCGCTTCCGTTTCCGCGTTTTGTGATCCCAAAGCCGAAAATGTCGCTGCACACTTTCGACGCGATTTTTATGTAGTCCGCCTCACTCGCCATCGGCAGAAAGAGCAAGCCAAACGGTTTTAGCGATTCGCCATGGAATGTTATGGAGAGCGTGTCAATGAACGCGCCGTCCTTCAATCCGCGACGCAGCGGAATTTCCCGAATTTCGCCTTTCTCGTCCCGTACAAACCGTTGATAACGTTCGATTGTTCTTTGCGGAGCGTCGTAAATTTCTCCCGAAACACCCCCCCTGTTAGATAGGGGGGGGACTTTTGCGCGTAGCTGCTTATTCATGGCGCGCCCCCGCGTCTACGCTGCACGCATTCGCTAGGCCGCAGGGGCGCACCATGATCTCGAAAACCTCGTCAAAAACCGGCACCCTTCTAACAGTGGGGAGGTCTTCGGGTATATATCCGGTTTCCGCATAGAACACGCCGACTTCAACGGCTTTTTCAAACGCCAGTTCGTCTTCGGTCTCGTCGCCGACGTAGTGGATTTGCCGCCAGCCGTCCGATTCCAGCTCTACATAAAATTTCCCGTTCAAATCGTCTAAAACTTTTGCACTTCGCATTTTCTGCCTTCCTGTGTTCGTGAACTCAAAAACTTTTGCGGGGCGAAAGCTACACCATTTAGCACAGGAACACAAGAACTAACTTAAACTTTAACATTCCAGTATTATAGTTTTTGAACTTTTGAAGCATTTAGGAGACACAATGACAGACCGCGTTACACTAAACGTCAGAATCGACAAGAAGATGAAAATTGAGCGTTTGGCCATGGAAGCCAGTCTAAAAGTCGGCAGAACGGTCAAATGGACTGAACTCATGGATATTCTGATGACGGAATTCGGCAAAGATGCGCAAGCCATGCTGATTAATCGAGAACAAAATAAGAGCCGGCCAAACGCCTAGCGAGCCGCCGCAAACCCGTTAGCATCCGCGAACCTTGCGCGAATCTGCGGACGGAATAGAATAAGCCTTACGAATAACCGTAAGGCTTTGTTTTATCATGAGAAACGCCGCGCAATGGCTGGATTTGTTCAAACGCTATAAAAACATCAAGTCAGATTACAAACTGGCCGACCATTGGCACGTCCGCCAGAGCCGGAT